GTTTCGCATCCTGCGCCGATACACCACCTTCCAACAAATCAATATTATTCCACGCTTCAATCGACCAAGATTTGGCTTCTCCCGTCGTAATATGACGTATTAAACAATACGCCAGATTACGAATACCCATATCAAATCCTAAATGAACCGAGGTCATAGGAACTAATTGTTGGAAATAAAGAGAGTTTAGACTAAAACATAGTCAAAGATTTTAATAACGCTTCATCCGTCTCACATACTTTTAACATTTTTTCTTCACACGGACTTGTCAAAGCATACCATCCATTGTAAGCGCCTGCGGCAAGTTCTGAACCGCGTTTATGAAGTATCAATAGCTTTTTATAAAAGAAACTAATCATATGCGCATTCCCTCCCTGTACCGATATGTAATTATCACAACTCGCAAAGAGTTCTAATTTCAAACGATTATAGGACATATTCTTAGTACGTAGAATGTCGTCAAAACATAGAACATTCTCTTTATATTTTGATTCTATCAATTCATAATCTTTGAGGTCTTCTTTCATTTCATTGTGATCTATAGAAAACGAATAGGATTTGAGATTGATTTTATGCGTTGGACGAATATATATAATCGTATATTTATCGACCAAGGTTGAAAACAGTCTATCCAAGACACTCACTGAAAAATAATTAATCGGAATTGTACTCCATTCCACATTGTATTTATTTTGAACAACTAATAAGGGTTTTGTAAATGTAAATCTATGATTGGAAAAATGGGTTTTATACGGAACTGGTGTCCAGTAGCGAGTATCAAAGTTACGAACATGTTCTGTTGAATTCACTAGAAAAGGTCGTTTCGAAGAATGTACATACGAACGACATTCCTCTTTTTCAATAATATTTTCAGGGTTTATAAAATAATAAAAGTCTTTCATACCTTTGTAGGTTGTTATTTTATTATCAAAGAACAATCCATTCTTGAAAAGATAGTAATAATAACATATATATAAAACAATTTCTGGACCAAATTCGCTTACAACAATTAATTGGTTTTTATTACACAATCGCATTCGCGATTGTCCTTCAATATTCCAATGTATTCGAGCCTCCTCTTCATTGAGATGGGCTATATCTGGATTCAATGTTATATAGTCTTTATAATTATACATTTATAAAGACTGTTGTAGTCTATGTTTATATACTATACTGTTCGTATAAATTCCCATCCCATATCTTCACAAATCTTTTGCCATATTTTATCCTGCATATAGAGTTTTTCGCGGCTTTTCAGCAATGGAAAACACGGCAAATAATCATCCAATTCTAACAACTCGCAAAACTTATACAGTACATACGAATACGATAAAAAATTGCTACGTTTTTTAGGACAATGCTTGACAAAACTAAATTGAATTTCCTTAAACATAAACCGAAGTTTTTCTTCGACTTCACGTGATAAAACAGGTGCGGAAATACCGTTCAAACGATTCAGAATGTGCGCGACGTGATCATAGCACCGATTTAATTTGAGTTTTTTAATCACTTCTTTTAATTTCGATGGTTTGACTTTACTCATATCTGTAATCCGCTCTTTTCTTAGTTCCGCTTTGATTAAATCTAGCGTGGCAACCGAAATTTCAGTAGTCTCCTTCGCTTGGAATTGCGCCAACCATTCATTCAAATGATTGATTTTCTTATAGGCGTAATATGACATTTCACGCGGTGGATCTTTGTAGGACGGTTTTTCGGAGTCAATTAAGATAAAATCGCGGTAACCGCATCCAGGACAGTCTAGAAAGGTTTCATTAAATAACATTTCTTGTTCGCACACAGGACAATTTCCGTAATTTTCGGAAATACTTGAGGCTACCGCGTTATCGTGCTGTAGAGAATCCGGATTCAACGCGTTCAAATAGGTTTCCAGTGCTTTATCGCGTTTAAAACCGATATCGTAGGAAATATTGGAGGCTTTCTTCACGGTATTGGAACTACGTTCTTCGACTACACTTTCGGTATCATTTGTAAAGTAAGAATATACACTATTGGCGGGAATTCGACCTTTTTTAAGAACAGAATTTTCGGCGACGCGTTCTCCAGTCGCGATACGCTCTTGCGCATCGGAATAGGAAAATAATACGTCACCTACACGTAAATAATAATCAGTAATATTTTCACCAGATTCTATTTTCGCAATTTTTATTTCTAATTCTTTTATTTCCGTTTCGAGTTTTTGACGACTTGTGAGAATCGTAATATCACTTGCGTTTTGAATAATACTTGGACCATTAAATTCCTTTTCAATTAGCGCAAGCCGTTCTTTACGATGCTGTAAATCATTTTTAAGTTCTTGGAGTGTCGATCCTTCTTGTTTTAATTTATGAATATGATTATTGTGAAACGAATCTAATGTTTTTGCGTTATCGGCTTGTTTTAAAGGTTTGGAAGGAAGAATTTCGTTTTGTTGAGGTTTTAATAAATCATTGAGTGATAAAATATTACCAGACATTTGAGTTCGGATACTAATGAACCCAAAATTCGGTTTAGACCGGCACATACTAAACCAAACGCATTTTTTACCCACTTTTTCCAACCAATTTTCGTTATATAGTATGAAATACATAGAAAAACGGTTTGACATTAGTAAAAATGCGTAGAAATAGATATTGAACGTGTCAAGTTGTTTTTAGCGCGGGAAAAATGTTCCCGGAGTTGCCGAAATTTTTTTCTCGGCGCTGGATATAAAACATGGGATCCGGTGGCCTTATGCAGCTCGTCGCTTATGGTGCGCAAGATATCTACCTGACGGGCAACCCTCAGATCACTTTCTTCAAGGTGGTCTACCGTCGCCACACGAACTTCGCCATGGAGGCCATTGAGCAGACGTTCAACGGCTCGGCGAACTTCGGCAAGAAGGTCCAGTGCACGATCAGCCGCAACGGCGACCTGATCCACCGTGTGTACCTGCAGGCCACTCTGCCCCAGGTCCAGCTCTCTTCCACGGACCCGTCGGGCGCGCAGTTCCGCTGGCTCAACTGGGTCGGCCACAATCTGATCAACAATGTGTACATTGAGATCGGTGGCCAGCAGATCGACAAGCACTACGGTGACTGGCTCCAGATCTGGAATGAGCTGTCCCAGGAGGCGGGCAAGCAGGCCGGTTACGCCGACATGGTTGGCAACGTGCCCCAGCTGGTGAATCTGCTCGTCCAGGGTGGCGAGGGCTGCGACAGCCCTTGCGCCGCCAACACGGAGCCCCTGACCTCCGCGGTCGCGGCCAACTGCGCCCCTGAGTACACGCTGTACGTGCCTCTGCAGTTCTGGTTCAACCGCAACCCTGGCCTGGCCCTGCCGCTCATCGCGCTGCAGTACCACGAGGTCAAGGTCTGGCTGGAGTTCAACCAGCTGTCCAACCTCTGCTGGGACAGCGCGGGCACCAACGGCCCCGTCATCTCCCGCGTGGCCTCTGCCGGCCTGGTCAGCGCGTCTCTGTACGTCGATTACATCTACCTCGACACGGATGAGCGCCGCCGCTTCGCCCAGGTCTCTCACGAGTACCTGATCGAGCAGCTGCAGTTCACGGGCGGTGAGTCCGTGACCAGCTCCGCCAACAAGATCAAGCTGAACTTCAACCACCCCACGAAGGAGCTGGTGTGGGTTGTCCAGCGCGACAGCTTCGTGGCCTGCGACGGCACGATGAACGCCTACAAGGGTCTCCAGCCCTTCAACTACTCCGACTGGTTCGACCGCTCTGTCCTGGAGTCTGGCTACTCCGTGACCCGCGTCGAGGGCATGGCCGGCAGCAACCCTGTCGTGACGGCCAAGATCCAGCTCAACGGCCACGACCGGTTCGATGAGCGCGAGGGTCGCTACTTCAACTTGGTGCAGCCTTACCAGCACCACACCAACATCCCCGCCGTGGGTATCAACGTGTACTCCTTCGCGCTCAAGCCCGAGGAGCACCAGCCCAGCGGTACGTGCAACTTCTCCCGTATCGACAATGCGACGCTCATCCTCACGCTGTCCAACAACACCGTCGGTGCGGCGCTGTCTGCGCAGGTACGCGTGTATGCGGTGAACTACAATGTGCTCCGTATCATGAGTGGTATGGGAGGACTCGCTTACAGTAACTAAACGAATTGGATACACACAGTGTATTGTGTTAGCAGTACATACGTGGTGTTTTATTTAAAAATGTCTATAGTATAGCCATTTTTGAATTGGATACATGGTTTAAAACCGCCCCGATAAATAGAAGTAAAATGGAAACATGCGAAGCTATCATTCAACAAGGAAAGCGCAAAGGCTTACGATGTGAGAATGTTGTACAAAGTGGGTATTGCGATCGTCATTCTCGCAATGAAATATATGATAAAGGGGTTGCTGAAGGGAAAAGATTTTGTCGTTTTTACTTTCATTCTGGATGTGATAACGTGTTAACAGATCTAAATCAAAAATCATGTAGCTTATGTTTGGCAAAATTGAGACCAAGACGCCAAAAATGTGAATCGTGCTCTAACAACGCACAAGAAAATGAAAAGTACTGTGGAAAGCATCTGCGAAATAAGTATAAAGATGAAGAAAGGGAAAAGGGAATTCGGTATTGCGATATTCCAAGAGGTTGTTTTAATATATGTGAAAAAGATAAAGCCTCTTGTAAAGAATGTTTAGAAAAAAACCGAACTAAAGATAAAAAGAAATATGATAAAAGAAGATTGACAACTAATTGCTTAAAATGTAATAAATCATATGATATGTTTAAAAATAAATTAAACAAGGACTCTAAACTTTGTAAAGAATGTTACGATAAGCAAACTGACGTAGAACTTCATCGTAATCGAGATAGAAATTACAAGGCCGAAAGGGCCAAATATGTTGAAACACATTATAGTCAATACAAAGAAAGAGCAAATAAAAACAAAATGGAGTTTTTACTTACTATAGATGAATTCAAGCATTTAGTGGGTTCAAAATGTTTTTACTGTGATTATTATAAAGAAGGTGAATCAATAGGAATAGATAGACTTAATAATACACTTGGATACATAAATACAAATTGTGTAGCAGCATGCGAAGAATGTAATCGTAGCAAACATGTATATCATCCATGGTTCTTTATTGATAAGGCAAAGATTGTATCTGGAATAAAAACACCAACTCTAGATTTTTTTAAAAAATGGAATATATATTATTCACGTTCCATGGCTAAAAGTTACAATGTTTATAAAAAAGAAGCAGAAAGTCGTAGTATTCCATTTCAAATAACAGAAATTGAATATGATACTATTACACGTTCTCCTTGTTATTTATGCGGTTATAAACGCACAATGGTATAGGAATTGACAGAATAGATAACTCGATTCGTGAATATAATATGTTAAATAGCAGACCCTGTTGTGGCAGTTGTAATATTATGAAAAATTATATGAAGAACGATGAATTTATCGAAATTATGAAACGAATCGCAACAAAATGGGTGGATACGAAAGAAGTTGAATCAGTCGTTTTATTTACTACTCCTTATAAAAAGAATGTAAAAATTGATACAGAAACGAACCAAGTTATAGAAAAAGTCGTAGAAGAACGTAAAAAATGGAAAGCGTTATCTTTATACTACTCAATTATTTCTAATACAGAATCAGAATTTTTTGAGTTCAATAAAGATCTATTGACGATTGAAGAATTTGAAACAATCGCAAAAGATGTTCGTGCTAATACAAATAAAGATGAATGTATAAAAGTATTATCAAAATTTTTGAATACGGTGCGTACTAGAAGAGCAAGGCAAAATAAAAAGAAAAGTATTGAATCGCCTGATTCAGAAAATATTATAAGACTATTATGAGAAAAATCACCGGTCTAAATGGCGCAACAGGCGAAGTTTGATAAAGATGATGAAGAAACTAATTTGGAAGTCACTGAAATAAGTCCTAAATTTCATATCAATATGCGAATCAATAAAACACGCAGAACTGATTTTGTTAGCCAAGGCTCGTGGTCTAAACATTACGAAAGATAAATTTATATACTATGGGCAATTGGCTTACAGCACCCAAAGACAAAAAAGTAACAGAATCTGCCGATAGTAAAGATTCTGTGAATGAAACTACTAAGGTTGTGGATTCTACTCAAGCACAAATGCCAGAATCTACCGCAGTCGTAGAATCTGTCGCGGTCGTAAAGCCTCTCACAGAACCTATTGCTGTTTTAGAGCCTATCGTAGAGCCTCTCGTAGAACCTGTAGTAGAGCCTGTTGCGGTCGTAGAGCCTGTCGCGCTCGTAGAGCCTGTTGCGGTCGTAGAGCCTGTCGTAGA